GAAGGTCTAGTTAAAGTTTATATTGATGATTGGGATTTAGATGAAAGTAATCCAGGTGCCAGTGCTGGTAACACAGTGCCAGCATACCTAAATGCCAGTATGAGTGAAACCAAAGAAGCCAACAAACCAGTTAATGTTACTTGGGGCAAATATAAGGATCGTGTTAAACTATTCTTACAAAAAGGTGAATACTTTACCAATCCTAGTGCTATAACAGTTAATGATTATGTATTAGGCGCAGGTGGTGTATTTGAAGGTGTGCCCACAGGCGATAATGGTTATAAAGCTACCATGGTGCATAATGGACTCTGCACTATCTGGGCTAGATATGAATGGATAGCTGGTGAAGACAATCCATTTAGTGGTAGCATTCCTTTAGTGCATATTGAATTACTTGGACGCAAAGTTACTCCATTATACACACAAAGCAATATAGCTAATCAGAATAATCCTTACAATACCAAAGTCACATCAACAGAGTCTGGTGCTTATGGCACCAATGAACGCTATTCAACCAATCCAGTAGAATGCCTATTAGATTACCTACGCAATCCTCGCTATGGTAAAGGTCTTAAGAATGATGACATCGATTGGGACACATGGTATAAGGCCGCTTTTAAATGTAATCAAATGGTGCCTAGCAGTGTAGCAGGACAAACACATCGTATTCTAACATTAAATGCTGTGATACAGACAGATAGCAGTATCATGAACAATGTCAAAACACTACTACAAAACTTTCGTGCTTACATGCCTTATCATCAGGGCAAGTATAAACTTAAGATAGAAGATGCTGGCAATGAAACAGATATCCTAAGTGGTGTAGCTACTATTCAAAGAACATTCAGCACAATGAAAAGTAGCCAACGCAGAGGTGTTAGTCCTCCTGTGGATAATATTATTGGTGATGTGTCCTATACTGGTATTGAACGCAGTGCCAAATACAATCAAGTAGTAGTGCAGTATGTAGAACCTGATGAGAAGTTTACTAATCAATCAGTAACTTATCCCATAACAGAAGCCAATGGTCGAAATCCTGATGGTAGTAGTTATTTTGGTCGTCAATATTATTATCTAGAAGATGGTAGTCGGGATTACAAATATGAAATAACCCTGCCTGGTATTACCAATAGAGATCAAGCCTTGGATATGGCACAATTGATATTCAATAAATCACGCTTTCAAGAAACCTGTAGTCTAACTGTGACCAGTGAAGCACATAATCTAGAATTAGGTGATAGCATTTATATCTCAAGCACAGTATTGGATTTTATCGATCCAGCTGATGCTACAAATACCATACCATGGCGTATTGTCAGTAAAACATTAAAAGATAATCATAATTTTGAATTACAGTGTGTGCGTAATCCAGAAACAATTTATCCATACACACGTAAAGGTGAAAAAGACATAGTATTACCTATCTATGTGCCCAAAGGTGCTGAGCGACAATTGGCACAGAATGTAGAATTATATCCTCGTGGTATAGTTCCACCTACTCGTGCTAGTTTACCAAGTGGAACATCAGTTAGTTCTAATCCTACGATTAATGCTAATCCTAGTAATGTAGCACCAAGTAACAATACTGTAAGTTCAACTACTGTCAGCACACCATTAGCAGACAGCATTACTATCACTGGACAGGCTACTAGATTTATTGGTGGACAGACCTATGTGTTATTACTATGGCGTCAACCCAGTGTGGCTATGTTTAGAAGTGTGGTATTTACATTTACACCTCGCACAGGTTTAGGTGCAGGTAATCCCACACAGACATTTGAATATATTGGTGCACCAGTAGAAGGTGAAGCCATATCATTCTTAGTAGGTCCAGTGGTCAGTAACACACATTATGACTGCACCAGCAGAATCAAATATTCAACATTACAGAACAGCAGCATAACCAGGACATTTGAAGTAATAACAGAAGTTGAGACCACTGCGGCATCTACTACTACAAATACTACTACTACAACTACTAATCCTGCACCACCATCTACACCTACTGTAACACCAGTGTATGCTGAAGTGGCGACTAATAGAGACAATTATTGTTTAACCTTAGTTGGTAACATTACGTCGGCAAATTATGCGGCTGATCCTCGTGTGATAACTTGGACACTGACATTAAATGCACCTAACCCAGATATCGTTGGTTTTAATTATTATCTAAAACCCAGTGCTGAAACCTATTGGAGACCATTCTCAAGTAATGTAGCCCTAAGTGGAGTAGCATTTAATAGTAGTATTCCAACATTAGAAACAGTTACATTGACCAACGTTGGTAGAGCTACAGCATTCGATTTAATCATCCGCGTGGCATATAAAGATGGTAGTGAAAGCACAAAACAACAGCGTTTTAGTTTTAATATAACCAGCCCATTTAACACATATCCATATAATTTCTTCTATGGTATAAATGCCTCAGCTAGTCCTAATCCTTTACAGGAAACTACTAGCTTTACTCCTGAACTAGCACCACCAACATTTGTAGGCACTGCGGCTAATGTAAAAATGAATATATCTTCAGTTAGATTTAGTGGCACGGATGGCATGATAATTACCATGGATCCACCAGCATTGGCTGATCGTAGTTATTGGTATGGACAGACTATTAGATATCGTCCGTTTACTCCTGGAGGCAATCCCACATTCCAAACTCTTAGAGATACTACCAGTTGGACTACTGCCGCAGGTCCAGGGGGTGCTGTGTATGTGACACCAACTATTAGACCCGTCATATATGATCAAAAATATGAAGTCATAGCCACACCTTATGTGTTGGTTGGCAATACCAAAGTAGACAGCAATTTTAGTTGGTATGGTGTTGGTGCTATTAATAATTCTACTACCAGTATCATATATCCACCCGATGGTAATTGGAATGGTGTGTTTAATTGGCAGAATGTTAGAACCAGCCAAGCTCTACAGACTATCAATACCGCATTTGCACCAGCTGATATGACCAGCAGTGTGGTTCAACTTAGTGCTTTTAATACATTTAATGTTAATAATAATTTCAGTGTAGACTCAGTTGATAACGGCACAAGTTTTGTCTTACAAAGTTATCATACCTTAACCTATAGTGGAGTTGGTATCACCAACTTCCGAGGTGTGCGTATCTATCGTCGCAGTATACAACCACCAAGTGGTGGTGTTGGTGAATCTGTTGGTAATAATGCCAAATACTATGGCTGGGGTCGTTGGGAACAGATTGATACTACAGCCACTACTGTTAATCTACGTGGACCTACTGTGGCCGCTGAATTTAATCCATACTATGAAGTCACAGGATATGCTGGCAATACCAATTTATTAAATCGTGGTTATCAAGGTCTTTACAATGGCTTATTAGCCAATAATGGTAAGAATCAAATATTATCAGCTCGAGCAGGAAGTCAACAGTTTCTCATAGTTGTGCAATTTAATGACCTTAGTTTCAGCACAAGAGGACTGTTAATTAACTGTGCCAAACATTCTACTAGTAATCCAAATCCTTATAATCAATTGAAACCAAATTTACCTACAAATGTAGCCTTAGCTGATTATAATAATTACACTGGGGGTTATCAACGCAATCTTACAGATGCTAGAACAGTGTTATCAGCCGCCAACATTGGACTAAGTGGCGCACAACCATATGCTCCAGCTGGAACCACTGCTAGTATAACAAAATTTGTCAGTTATCCAACTACGGATACCGCAATACCTGGTGCAATATCACCAGCTATACAATAAGGACCTGATATGGCAATACCTGAAGAAACCGGACGAGTTGATTTACAAACAGGATACATATATCCTAGAAATCTAGGCACTTGGGCTAACCTTGCCAGCACTAGAGAAATAACCATCAGTTCAAACGCCTTGGCTACCAGCACTGCTAACATCACAGTGGGCAATATATCATTTGGTAATCTAACCATTAACAACAGCACCTTGACTGCCAACAGCAATGTTATTATATTGACAACCACCACAGCCAATATTGCTAATATCTCAGTAGGTATGACTGTATACAATGCCAATATTTCAGCTAACACCACAGTGACCAGTATTAGAAACAGTTCAAGTGGTTTTGTATGGGATAATCTACGCAGTTGGTTAACTAATCCTGCTACATCATTTGTGTTTAACAGTCCAATTATTGACAATGGTAGTAGTATCACATTCAACTGTCTTATAGATGCAGACATCGATGGAGATGTTACCTATCAGATTCTAACTACCAATCAGGGATTTGATGGCAATGCCACAGTGGCTAATATTGCACCTGGTGCTACAGATATACCCGCACACACAGGACAACTGCTGATAGTCAGTGCTAATGTAACCAACACTGGATCTACACCAGTGTTGCGTAGCATGAATGTCAATGTCACCAATGATAGATTTGTTCTAGCATTAGACAGTGTAGATACCAGCACATTATCAGGTAGCATCAGCAG